CGGCTACGTCTACCATGCGAATGGCGGAACGGGTTAGCGCAGTCTCGGCTTGCCGCATGGCGGATTGCTCAGAGCGAATAAGCGCGTCTAACGCTTCACTTGCCGCTAATGCCTCCAGCCCCATGCCTGCAAATTTTTGGCCGGTGATTTGCGCCGCGTCACCGCTGCGCCGCATGGCCGCCTCCAAATCCAGGTGCGCTGTAGTCATATCGCTAGTCGTCTGGATTTGCTCTTTTTCTACTGCATTCAACTGGCGCACAATACCGTCCCGCAGTTGCTCAGCCTCGGCCACGCGCTGAACTGCGATGCGGTATTCCTCACTGCCCTGCGCTGCGTCCTCTAACGCTGCTTGGTGAATGCGCAACATGTTGTTTGCGCCTTGCAGTTGCATCACCAGATTTTCAGCGTTTACCTGGCCGCGCTCGGCCATTTCAGTCATGCCGTCCGCCGCCGCTTGTGCCGCGTCCGCAATAGCGGAGGCAATCACCGCCGCTGTTGGTGAGAACAATTCACCTAAAGCCTGTTGCGCGTTGGAGATGGCTGCGTCCATACGCTCAAACTGATCTACCATGTTTTCGCCTGCGGCATTGTTGGCCGCGACGATTGACGCGCTGTTGGCAATCACGTCATTTAGCATGGCTTGCTTGCGCTCAGCGTCGGTAAGCTGCGCCGCCGTTTTGCCAACGCTCTCCGCATATCGCGCATAGGCCGTCTCGGTGTCCACGATAATGCCGAGGTTGTCTAGAATTAGCGCAGATTGCCGCCCGATGCCTGTGACAATATCTAAGAACGCCTGTTCTGTGCTGACTGCCAACGCTTTACCACGCGCCTCGGCAATCTGCATAAGTTGCCCAAACTCTTCGGCATTGTCGGCAACACCGAGCAACATGGCGCGGTTGGCAGTCTCCATTAACGCCATATCGTTGATGCTGCCACGCGCCGCAGCGCGCAGTGATTCCAGAATGGACTGGCCCGACATTCCGGCGGAGGCTGCCAAGTCCATAAACGCCGTGCGCGTCTGATCTACCATTGCGCCGGTGCGCGCCAACTCCATTGTCACGCCTGCCGCCGCCGAGCCAAGCGCGAGAATGCCTGCAACGCCCGCAGCTTTGCCGATGCCGCTTAAGCCGGTTGCAACGTTGCCCGCTGCGTTATCCAAGTCGCGCAAATCGCCGGTTGTCTGCTTGATAGCAGGCGACGCGTTATTTTTGGCTTCCAGGATAATGGCAAGTTTAGCGTCATTCATGGCGATTTATCCATTCATCGTGGCGCAACACAGAAGGCCAGTTTACTGCGCTATCCTCACACTGGCCCGCTAGAAACCGCTGGCGGGTGCGCTCGATATGTTCTATCTCGGCTGCGTCCATTGCCCGCTGGTAGCGTGTCCAGTCCATAGCGTCAAGCTCTTCCAACGTTCTGCCTGGGAATGCGCGCAGTAGCCACGCATCCAACAGCGCGTCGGGCGGGCTTAGTCGGCTGTCTCCGTCTGCGTCGCGGCTGCGAATGTAGCCGACAACCGCGACGCCGCCGCTTCCCCCAGGCGGTTCACCTGTACATACGCTGCGGTGGCCGCCGTCGTCAACCAACGAAACAGCCGCACGTCCATATCGTCAATTGCGTCTGGCGTCAACTGCGCGGGAGCGGTAATGCCGTCCAACTTGCACGTTGTCATTTTGCGCGCAATCAACGCCAGCCACGCGTCGCCGTTTAGCTCTGCAAATTCCCGCGTCTCTCGCCGTGTCCAGCTTGCGCTGAACTCGACAAAATTGTCGGCGAATGGCGGCTCTTCATATGTGAACCGTACAGTGTCGCTCATAGTTAGCTGCGAACCGGCGCACCACCCAGCCGCAGCGTCGGCGTGTTGGTAATCTTGCCGCTCGCAGGCGCGCTAATCGGATAGCCGGTAATAAACGCCTTGCTAGTCCAAGTGTACGTTGCAGTCCCCGTGTCACCCGTGACAGTGACAACCACCGTGCGCTTGGTTGGGGTAATCACGTCCGGGGCCAAGATGTCGTCTAAAGCCTTGTTCCAGTCGTTAGTCAATCGCAGCGTAAAGTCACCGAGGCCAGGATCGTAATCCATGCCCGTGCTGGTGAGCGTCGTCGCCTCCAACTCGGTGATAGCCATCTCCAAGTCGGCTTGGTTAATGTACGCCGTGATATTCTGGCTATTGTACGTTACCGTGAAATTCCCTGCGCCTTTGCGAGCCATGTTCTACTCTCCTATGTTACTGAGTGATACCGTTGACACATGCCACCGCAACCACGACAAACCCCGTCGCGCCGCCCATTGCTGTGGTGTTTAGTCTAATCCACCGGTTGACTGTCCCGGAGAAGGTGATACGGTACGCGCCGACTGCGCTCACTGTGAACGTGCCGAGGTCGCCGTATGTGCCGCCGCTAGTGGTAGAACTTTGCAGCTTGAATGACGCGTTACTAGCGGAGCCGGTGATAGACTGCACGAACAAATATCCTACACCGCCCGCACTTCCACCCGCGCCAAAATCTACCGCTGTCTGGTTGCCGGTTGCGGTAATAGTCGCACGCGCCACGCGCAGCCCACGATTCCCTGCGTCGGTAAATCCCCATGTGCCAGTCAGCGTCATGAGGTTGGCCGCCGGTGCGCTAAACGTCATGTTGCTGCTTGCGGCGTTGGGGAGAACGTACACCGGCGAACCAGTTACGTCGCGATCTAACTCTGCCGCTATGATAGCCGTACCCGTGCCAAGCCTGTCGTACAGCTCTTCCTCCAACGTAGCAGCCGCGCCGACGGTTGTGATATAGCCATTCTGTCGCAGCGTCATCTGAGGTAGCAACGGATCGTAATCCATACCCGTGCTGTTGATAACAGTGGCGTCACCCTCACCGATAGTAATCTCCAAATCCCAGCTGCTAGTTACGCCGGAAAAGTCAAACTCATCTACCAAAATGCTGCTTTGCGCGCCTTTTGTCGCCATGTTTCTCTCCTACCCGCTTGCCCGCACAGTTGCCACTAATGCCCACATGCCGGTTTCATCGTCGTATAGTTCCTCACCCTGGCGAATCTCCCAGCTATCCAGCCCTAGCGACAACGCGTTGTTTGCCAGAACGGTGTGCAGGCTATCCAACAGCGTGATTGCCGCCGTGAAATTAGCCGCCGGTGTGGACTGAAACAATGGCCGCACGGCAATTACCAAATCAATCGTTGCCGAGCGTAGGCCAGTGTTACCGTTCAACGTGTCTACGCTAACGCTGCCAACCGGCAGGCGAGGATACATGGCAGGCAAATCCGCTGTCTGTGGCGGTTGCGATGGCGGCGCGCTGTAGACGCGCGTCACACCCGGCACAGACAACGCAGCCAACCCCGCCACCAGTCCCGCCATCGTGGTGAATGCCATCGCTACACCGCCCGCCGGTATGGCGCAAGGATTAGTTGCACGTCGCGCGGTAGGCTCTGCGGTAGCACAGTCATATTGCCGCTAACCGCCACAGCACGATCTAAGTCGCTCATGTTGTCTTTTTGCCGGTACAGGTAGGCCGCTAGACGTTCTGTGGCCTGCACTATATCAGCCGGAGCCGTCGCGCTGTATGCCCACCGCCCCACTACGGTGATTGCATCTTCTGGCGTGTCGTCCCACGTCCAACGGATGTCAGATTCGCGCTTCAATGTCACGCCGTAAAACGGTGTCTCCCAGCGTGGCTCTGTGACATATTCAGCCGCGCCGACGCTCACGCCGTCACCGTTGGTGATACTGGTGATAGCGCACAAGTCGCGCTCGACATACAGCGTCCGCTTGTCTGCGCTAACGCTTAGCTTGGCGTCTAGCTTGCGCGTGCTATCCTGTGCTGCCTCAAACGTCCGGCCACAGTACGCATCCACAATGGCCTGCGCACGCGCAATCAGCGCAGTCAGCAGCGCGTCATCTGTGTTGCCGACAACGCCGAGATACGTTTTGAGTGCGCTAACTGTGGTGTATGCCATTATTCCGCCTTGCGCTGCCGCTTAGGTTGCGCGTCTGGTTGCGACTTGGTGGCCGCGGGGGGAATAACAACCCCCCGCTCCACCATAACCGCCCAGTGTTCTGGTTCGTAACGGCCATCAGGGATAATGTCCCCAGGCCGAAACTCGTCAATAAACGCCTGTGCGATTCCTTGCATGATTAGCCGACAATCTCGTCAACAGACGCCAAGTCGTACTGATCAGCAGGGCCATAGTCCGCACCCAAACCGATTACAATCGCGCCCGCGTCGCTGGTGGCAACGGCAACAGTCATGCTCAGAGCCACAAAGCGGAACCCGTTAGCCAAGTCGCACTTGTCCGCAGTCACCTGGAGAATGGCCTGCTTGTCGCTGTCAGTCCCGGCCTGCGTCAACTGAGTGATAGACAGCGCGGGGCTAAAATCTTTGGCGTTGGCCCCGGCGTTGCTGGTGGCCTGCCGCCACTTGGCGTCCAGCGTCGCGCTAGTCCCCAAGTCGCCCGCCATGACGACAGCCATGAGGCCGTTCTTGAATTTGCCAATGTCAATCCAGTCGCTAACGTAGGTGTCGGCCCCGTATGCGTCTGGATCAATTGTGGCGACAATCGCCATTTGTTCAGAAGGCTTAATAGCCATTGTCAGTTCTCCTTAGTCGTTGTGGTACACAAACGGCGAAACGGTGTAGCTGCCCTGCGGATCAGACATGGTAATCGCCGAGCGCAACCACGGCTTGCCGTCCACACGCTGAGTGAAACGCCACGTTCCCTTGTCGGTAGTGAAGGCGGCGTGTTCGCTGTAGGCAATCTGCAAACCTTCACGCTGGAACCACAGGTAAGCCGACAAATCAGCCAACATAACCGCACCGGCATTGTTGGCCTGCGGCAAGTGTTCGCTCACCAGAATCGGATAGCTCAGCAGCGTAGACGGGCTGCCCGCCGTCATGTTGGCCTGCCACACGGAGCCGCCCGCGCTGCTCTCCATTGCGCCGATGTCGGGCCAAATGGACGGGTGAATCAACCATACCGGCGTGCCGCCCGCGCTCTTGAAACGGCTTACCATCGTCAGCGCATCTTCCCACTTAAACTCATTGTTGGTGTTGGGAGAAATGCCAACCGCACAAGTCGCGTTCAGGATACCGAGCGGCTCGCCCGCGCCAGTCCCGCGCAGGATGTTGCGCTCGTTCTTGGCGGCGATAGCGATACCGAACAGTTGCGACAGCAGCGTTTCAATGGCCTGCGGACTGTCGCTAATCAGTTCGTTGGTAACCTCGGTGAAGCCGCCAACCTTGTACACACGGTATTGCAAATCCTCAAATCCGGCCTGCGTCTCAGTCAACAGCGCACCCTCGGCGGTGACGTTGGCAGTAATGCCAGCGGCCATCGCGCTGTTGCCGGAACCGGCAGTTGGCACAATGTACTGATCCAGCACAGGATACGCGCCGCTGTCACTGTTGACGTTAATCAGCGTGACGCGCCCGGTAATCTGCGACTGCGTAGCGGCCAACTGCAT